GGCCGGCGCCGGCGCCGCCTACGGTGCGGCTGCGGTGTCGGCAATTCAAGGTGCGGTTGCTAACATCAGCGTCAACGTCACCGGCGCTCCTGCTGCACCCGGCAGGCCGGTCGATACCGGCGCTGCCCCCGGATAGCCATAAGGGTAAACAGAATGTCTAGAACGGTCTGCGCGATTGGTAAGGACGTCGTCTTAGCTTCATTTAAAGGAGTGTCCTTCTACGCTACGGAGGCCGACGTCGAAGGCGGCCGCCGTGGCGCAGAAGGCGAATTTTCCGTTTGGTGAAGAAACCGCCTATGCCGATCTCGGCCGTCGTATCCGCAAATATACGCTCAGCGCGGTGTTCCGTGAGGACGACCACGTCTCCGATTCGCAAGCCTTGTTCGATGCTTGTGAATCGCCTGGTCCCGGCATGCTGGTGCATCCGACCCGCGGCGCCGTTATGGCGGCGTGTAAGAGTTGCAAGATCAAGGACAGTCTCGAAGACAAAGGCGGCGAGACCACTGCCGATATGGAGTTCGTCGAGGCCAATGAGATCGGCGGCGGCTTCGGCCTCGGCGGCTCGCTGTTCGGCATCATCGCCTCGGCGCTGTTCTCGGTCTCGCAATCCTCGTTCGTGCGCGACTACCAGCCGATGCTGGTGCCGCTGCCGTGGCGTACCGATGTTATCGATCGGGCGCAGGCGCTGGTCGACGTCGTCGCCCGCACCACTGCCAGGGTGATGACCCCGGCGGCGACCGAGACGCAATGGCGCGATCTGGTCAAGATGCAGGAGGTCGCCGCCGACCCCGCGCTCGCCGCCATCGCCGTCAATGTCGACCGTGCGCTCAGCACCGGGTTCAACGTTATCGACCGCAGTGTCACCAATGCCGACACCCGTTTCCGGCTGATGCGCAAGCTCGCCAACACCGCCGCCGTGACCTCGACGCTCCCGCAAGGCTTGGCGCGCGACAGCGAAGAAGCGGTGCTGACCCGTTTCCGGCTGCTCGCCGGCATCAAGCTGGCGGAAGCGGCAATGGCGCGGATCTACCGCACCACCGACGAAGCCTTGGCGGCGCTCGATACTGCCGCCGCGGTGCTCAATGATGAGGCGCAGTTGGCTTACACCAAATGCGACAACCTGCTGTTTAAGGAGATCCGGGATTACGCCACTCAGCTCACCACCATGATGCACAACCTGATCTATCGGCTGCCGGGCAAGGTGCTGGTCGACTTTCTCGGTGGTGTGCACCCGCTGGCGGCGGCCTACACAATCTACCGGGACGCTAAGCGGCATCGCGAGCTTGAGCTGCACAACAACGTCGATGCTAACGGCCGATTCAAGCCGCTCGTCATCGGCGTCACGTCGGAGGTAATGCGGCCATGAAGCCGGTTGTGATCACCATCGGCGGCAGCGAGCTGCTGAGCTGGACGGCGATGACGCTCAATCGCAAAAAGAAAGATCTCACCGGCACCTTGGAGGTCACGATCTTCGCCGGCGCCATGCCGCCGACACCGCTGTTGCGCGAGGCCAAGGCCGGGGCCGAGATCCAATGCTACATCGCCGGAGACCTGGTTTTTACCGGCACCGTCGATGCGCGCGAAGGCAAAGGGCACAAAAGCGGCAAGCACGATAAATATCCACGTACGGGGCATCACCAGCCGTCGGCGAAACGGCGGCAGGAAGTGACCGGCCCCGGTGACCGCGGCAAGGCGGGGATAACCGCCAATATCGGTCCCGACTCCTACACCATCCAACTCTCCGCTCGCGGCAAGACCAAGCGGCTGATCGACTCCAGTCATCAGCATCCGACCACCAACATGCTCAAGCCCACCACCAAGATCGATTGGAAGGCCGAGGTCATCGAGCTAGACAAGATGCGTTTTCGCGACGGCGGTCGGGTAATCGACGAGCTGCATCGGGTGGCGGTCGAGAACGGCTACTTTATGTACGAGACCCGCGACGGCAAGTTGCGGGTCACCGACGGCGTTGGGTCGGAATCGAGCAGCGGCGATCCACTGATCCTGGGCGAGAACATTCTCACCTTTGCGGCCGAGCAGTCGGAAGACGAGAACAAGAGCAAGGTCAAGGTCAAAGGTCAGCGCACCAAAAAAGACAAGTGGGGCAAGGAGGCGGTGTCTAAGACCTTCAAGGAGGTCAAAGTTTCCAACGGCCCAAAGGATCTCGTCCCGCTCACCGTCCATCACAACGGCGACGCCGACGAGAAAACTTTGGAGCGGCGCGCACGCTCGGAAGCCAACAAGCGCAGCACCGATAGTAAGAAGCTCACCATCGAGGTCTTTCACGTGCAGACCCCGAGCGGCGAACCTTGGGACATCGGCAACATCCACTACGTCGAGGTGCCGCCGGAAGGCATCTTCGACCAATTCGAATGCATCGAGCTAACTTACCACGTCAATTTCGACAAGGACTTGAAAACGACCTTGGTGCTGTCGCCACCGCCTTCCGGCGGGGCTGGTGGGGCCAGCGGCGGCTTCGGCCTATCCTCGCTGTCCGCGGGAATGGGAACGGCTCGCCGTTCCCAGGCCGGAGTCACCATCACCGAAGGCTTGTTTCCAGATCCATGGGTCGGTCCGCAATTGGCCGAGCTGCCGCTAATGACCCTGGTCGAGGCGGCGGCGCTGCCGCCCCCGCCAGGCGGTTTGTACGAAGAACCAAAGCCCGAGCCGCCGCTGACGCTGCCGCATTGGTGGGGCGCTGCCTGAACGGAGATTGCGATGCCGCATGCATCCTTTCGCGAACGCTCGACCGATCAGACCGACGGCGTCGAGCGTCATGTCTGGGGCGAGCAGCAATATCTCAAGAACGCTGGTTCCGTCATCAAGGTGAACGGCACCGACACCGGCGACGAAGAAGCGCCTGTGATCAACAATGGTTCTTCCTTCCATCTCAAGAAGGACAGCAACACCGAAGTGTTCCTGCTGTCCGGATCATCCGACACTACGCAGAAGCTCGCGGTGCTGAGCATCCCGCGCGACAAGCAGCGGCGCTGGATGGAAGGTTCTGGCGGCATCCAGAACCCGACCGACCCGGAGAACGCGCTCGATATCTCCGGCACGCTCGCGCACGTCACCAAGAATAAGTTCGCGGTCGGCGAAAAAGGCGAGTTCGAAGTTAAGGGTGCAGAGGCTTACGCGCGAGTCGATAAGCTCATCGTCACCGGCGAGCTTATCGTCAACAAGCAGATCAGGACGCCGCTGGTGATACAGGGCAAAGAAGATCCGCCGGGGTTTCAGGGCTCGAAGCAAGCCGAGGTGACCGGCGAAACTGCACCAACGCAGCTCGCTTTTGACTTCAATCGCGTCGTCAGCGCGCAGCTTGCGTTCGCTTTCCATGCCCGTTCTTGACCCGTGCCTGGTTCAGCAGGCCGGACGGCGGCGGATATTCTGGACCACGCAGCCGACGGCTTGCGGCGAGCACACGCAATGTGACGCTAGCTGCTCGATCCCCGGGTTGCAATACGTCGATGTCGAAGGCGACCACGTCAGTCCCGGCATCGACCGTACGATACAAAACAGCGATTGGCTGCAGGGACTGATCCTCAACATCCTCAACACCCGGGCGAGGACCGACAACAAGTGCCCATCACCGGCCGCCGTGTACGGGCACTGGTCGGAATCCTATCTTGGCGACAGCTATTACATCGGCTCGACGTTGTGGAACGCCGCCGAGAAAGATTACCGGCGGGTCGGCGATGCCGTGAACGCCATCCAGGTCGCGATCCAGGCCGACATGGCCAAGCTGATCCGGCTTAAGCTGGTCGACAAGGTCGTGGTTGAGGTGACCTACAAAAGCATCGGCGCCGTTGTCGTCGTCATTACTACGTTCACCAAAAACGTCCGGCACGTCGTGAATCTGGCCGGGGCCTTTACTTCGGGCGAATGGACGTGGCGATAACCGCATGGCTTGCACAATCCTTCGGCCCGATGCGCAGGTTCTGTTTGATCAACTGCAGGCGATGTTCTCGTCGACCGTGCTCGGCGGCGGGCGCGTAATACCGGAGTCGAACGAATTTTATGTTGTTGCCAACGACTACGCGATGGCCGAGACCTTCTACGCGGTCGCCGATCAGATGTGGCAGGAGACCAATCCGGAGACCGCTTGTTGCGACAACCTCTACATCATGGCGGCACGGCACGGCGTATTCACGCAGCCTGCCAGCGCTGCCGAAGGTTATGCCAAGTTATCCGGCATAGCCGGATCGGCGATCCCAGGGTCGCTGGAGATCAGCACTTCGATCGGTACCTTTATCGCTACCGGCACCGTCCCGCTTACGATGCCCGCTAACGGCGAAGTGGTTATTCGGATCAGGGCCTTGGTTCCCGGCAGCGGCATGAACGCTGCTGGTACCGTGACTACGGGTTCGCTGACGACACCAGCACCGGGGATCGACAGCGCAGTCGTCATCTGCGGCGGCAGCTTCTGCGGCGGTAAGGAAGCCGAGGACTGCGAGATGTTTCGCAAACGCTACCTCGAGCGCCTGGCCTACCAGCCGCGTGCTACCCAGGCGTGGTTAATGCAGAAGATCGCGGAGTTTCCCTGCGTCACCCGGGTCTGTGTACGGGAAGGCTCCTGCTGCAGGTGCGACCCGAATTGCACGCCTTGCAACACCTGTGAGAGCTGCGGCAAGGGGCTCGGCTTCTACGTGATGTTCGATGATGCCTTTCCCTGCGGCCTGGCGCCGGAGAACATTCTGTTCGACATTAACCAATGGGTCTTCGGCGAGCATCCCGGCTATGGCGAGGGCCAGGTCGAGATCGGTGTCTGCGGCCAGATATATCGGTTCGATCCGCTCCTGCTTGACATCGCCCTCGATATTCTCGGCTGCCCGACTGCGGCGCAGAAGCAGCAGATCACAGACGGCATCACCGCCTTGTTCAAGCGAATCTGCCCGTCGATGCCGTTCCGCATGAAACAGATCGAGCTGATCGTGGCCAACATCATCGGTCCCGAGATCCAGTGTTTTGTCACGGTCAGCTACCCGGAATATCCCGGCAGCGTACCGCCGCGCTGCCTGCTGGACGTGTCGGCTTGCGGTGATCTGGAGCCGCAATGCGATGTGCAGCTTTGTCTTGGCGCTTTGACCTATCTGAATATCCAACAGGCAGCGTGTGCTTGAGATGCTGACCGCGGACGGCTGTACCGAGATCGCTACTCCGCTCGAAGACGAAGCCTGTTGCCCGGCGTCGTTGTGCGGCAACGATCTGTGCGCAACATTTTGTGCGTTCTTCAACCTGTTGCCGTCGGGACCGATGTGGAATCAGCATAAGGCCGCGGCGATCAGCTACTTCCAGACCAGCGATGATCCTTCGAAATGCCCACTCCTCAAGGACCCGACGTGCCCGTCCTTGGTGCTTCACGCGATCTACGTGGTGATGAAGCTTAAGCTGTTTGTCGAGCACGCACTGTGGCCAGCGTTGCGCGAGAGCAACCCGATGACGGCGGTGACCACGCTCGACGCACACTTGGATCGCATGCAGTGGGAGGATTGTTACCGGCAGGCCTGTCGTCCAGGCGGTGGTATCACGCCCTATGAAATCAACGGCGAATGTGGCCCGGTGTTTTGCCCGCCCGACTTCCCCGACGATTTGGCCTGCGCGCTCAAGCACAACGTCGCGATTGCGCTGACTCGCGCCAGCATGAGCCCGATTAAAAATCTCTGTGGATTGAACTGGATAATAGATCCGCTCGGGGCTGAGCTGAAACCGATTTACGTACCGGACTCGGCTAACCCATGTAACGAGCTTTGCACCGACAATCCGCAGTTTCAAATCTGCAATGCGCGCGATTGGCTCGAGGGCTGCGGTTCCGGCGATCTTTGCGACACTCAGACGGCGGCTAAGCAGGTTCAAGCGTACTGGGACAGGGGTTGCGATGCTCCAGCGGGATTGCCGACACGAATCTGGCCGGGCGTGCTCGCGGCCGAGTGCCTGATTAGATCCCTATTACCTCCTTTATGCGTGAACCAAGTCACCAGGTGCTGTTAAAAAGAGGGTAATTTTTTTGCCTTCCATCTTTCCGGAACTCACTGCCGGTGGCCTGGTCGTCCGCGACGCTGCGGGCAATCCGACCAATCCGCCTGCCGTCGAGCGCGCCTACGTTCCACCGGCAGCCTACGCCATTACGTGCCTGGAGACGGCGCTTCCAAGTGACTGTACCGCGCGTATCGAGCCGCGACAGCTGAACGCTGTTGTCTCGGAGCTGGTGGCTTTAGCCGAATGCTTTGACCCGAACGGCCCCTGGGATTGCAACTCGCTGCGAAACCTGTGCGCAGCGTTCCAGGCTTGGCTGCTCACGGCTGGTGTTTATGTCGGCGACACGCCACCGCCGGCGCCGAAGCCGAACGCGCTGTGGTGGGAGTCGGACACCGGGTTCATGTTCATCTGGTACAACGACGGCAACAGCACCCAGTGGGTGCAGGCTGCCAACGATCGTCCGGTCATGGACGGCGTGACCATCATCGGAACCGGCACTCTGAATAGCCCGCACGCGGTCGGCGTTGTCGATTGTGGAGTTTTTTAATGGCCTTCGACTTCCCGAATAATCCGATCGTCGGCGGCGCCTACCAGCCACCGGGCACGCGCTTGATCTATGTATGGACTGGCTACGCCTGGATCTCTTCGAGCGCCAGCAGCGTCGTGCCCGGACCAATTCCTTACGTCCGCATCTCCGGCGACACCATGACAGGACCGCTAACGTTGCCGGGCAATCCGACGGCGCCGCTAGACGCTACGCCTAAGCAATACGTCGATGCTCTCGGCGTGCCGCTCGGCGGCGCACCGGGAGAAGCTCTTGTTAAATCTGCTCTGAATATTCCCACCTGGGCCGCCCCGATCGATGGCGCAAATTTCTAAGGAGTGAACAGTGGCACAACCAATCCAGCTAAAGCGCCGCGTCACCGGCCCTGGCACGCCGGCGACTTTGTTGCCAGGAGAGCCTGCTTACAACTCCTCTGGCCAAACTCTGTACATCGGCGACGGCACGGGCACTGTTCAGCTTCTGGTCGGCGCTAACCGGCAGGTCGAGGTCACCGGGCCGCAGGCCATCACTGGCCCGAAGACATTGGCGATCGCCGATCTCAAGCTGATCGGCGGCGCGCTCGGCAACATCGTCCGCACCGATGGCGCCGGAAATCTCTCGTTCATCGCGCCACCATTGCCACTGGCCGCCACCGTGCCGGAGATGGTCGCCGGCACGTCGAACATCGTCTACGGCACGCCGCTCAACATCATGGGGCTGACTGGCTTGACGGTCACCGCCTTGACGACAACGGCCAAGACCATCGTGCCCGCGATCAACGAGGTCAAAGCCGCGCTCGATCTGATCGCCATCGGCGCGGTCTTTGTCGGGCAGCTCGACGCCACCGCCAGCACCATTCAATGGACCGGTGCTTCCGGCGGCACCGGTAATTTCCTCCCGGCGCCGGCTCCGGCCAACAACGGCTGGCAATTGATCTGCAACGTGCCGGGCTCGGCCCCGCCCGGCCCCGGTGCTCCGGCCGGAGCTTACGACGTCGGGGATTGGCTGATCTCCAACGGCGCGGCTTGGAATCACCTGCAGTACGGCGGTATTTCCAGCGTCACCGCCTCCAATGTTGGCGTGGCGCCGCCGGTTCAGGGCGCCAGTGACGTGCAAGCCGCTTTGGTGGCGATCGATGCCGACAACGCGGCGCAGGATATCCTGATCGCAGGCAAGGCCGACACGACTTACGTCGACGCGCAGAACCAGCTCGACGTGAAGAAGATTGGCGACACCATGACCGGGCCGCTGCTGTTGCCCGTGGCCAATCCGACGATCGCGGTGCACGCCACCCACAAAGGGTATGTGGATGCGCAGAACACGACGCAAGACACCAACACCGCCGCTGCCGACCTGCTGCGCGTGTTGAAGGTTGGCGACACGATGACTGGTCCTCTGGTGCTGCCGGCGGCGTTTCCGACCCTGGCCACGCACGCGGCCAACAAGGGGTATGTCGATTCTCTCGCCGGTACCGGAACGGTCGTGGTCACTGGCCCCGAGTTGATCGGCGATGGCGCGGCCCTAACACCGGTCACTTTCACCGGTATCACCATCGCCGCCAACTCGGCGCTCGCCTTTGCCGGCAACGGTCTC